GTGGAGGTTGGTCAATGGGAATGTTTTCCCGTCCGACATACTATGCGTGAGAGATTCAAATATCTGAATTGGCCTGATCAGGACGCATTCTCCATTAATTGGAGTTTAACGACTAATCAGCATCCAACATCGTATGAGGATATCGTCGGTTACTACAAGAACACCTATGCCACACGGTATAGAGCGTTCTATGAGTGGATTGACGACAACCTACATGCGCCGAAAGGCTGGGGCGAACACGACGTTCAGCACTATAAGTGCTACGTTATGCCGCTCAAAGCCAGCGGAGGCATGTTGGGCAGGTGCACAGAGTTCGGGATCGTCGCAAATAATACGACGTTCTGGAACGGTCTGTTCCCTATTGCCCAGATACCAGTTAATTGGACCTCTACATCTCTGGCTGACCCCTTTGGGGACATCAACCAGTTGTCCGTAGCGTTAGCAGATGGGTCTAAGTCAATAACTTTGGCTTATGACCCTGATCCGCTTATCGCCTCTGCATGGGATGCTATGCTCCCATACGTGAAACCTCGGATTCTTAGTTTATCTGAGCTTTACCAGCTCAGAGACATTAAGCCAGGGGTTTCAAGGACAATCCAGCGACTCAGTTCCTTTCAAAAGGCCTTGCGGCCAATTGAGAAGACTGTTGAACGGCTTGGCCCTCTAAAGAGGGTCATGCGCGTCGCACGGAAGATACCGGCAATCCTAGGCGACATTTACTTACAATATAAGTTTAATGTCCAACCTACGATTAGCGACATTGCGGCAGTTCATACCGCCTTGTCTAGTGTTCACCAAGAAGTTGAAAAACTTCTTGCTGGTCAACGCAAACAGAGGAGGCAGCATATTAGCTACTCCTTGAAAGGCGTGTATCGGGATTCTTTTGAAACCCGAACACCACCAATCCTGACAGCGTCGTTTACTACGTATCAAATCTACGCGAAGACATATGGAATGCTTAATCGGCATTACACATTGCCTTTCTCGTCTGATAAGGTATATAGAGACGTTCGCTATCCTGTTGCGCGGTTTACTGCGACAATGGAATACCATTATGAGTATTCTGAGCTCCAGAAGAAAAATCTGGAACTCAAAGCTCTACTAGATGCGCTCGGGGTGGGATCAAACCCACTCAAAGACATCTGGGAGGTTATTCCATGGTCGTTCGTCGTTGACTGGGTCGTTGGCGTAAGCCAATGGCTCGATCAGTTTCGAACGACTCCTCGCACTAAACCCACTACGGTCATAGATGGATGGTGTTGGTCTCATCATGTTAGGCGCACGATACAGTTCCGGACTCATCTTCATGAGTCAGGTGGGCTGTATCCGCGTTTCGCGTATGATACCGACATCCCAACTTGTAACACCTGGGAAGACGCTTATTTGCGTTCTACCCGCGGTATTATGGGTTGGACCTCCCTAGTAGGGAGGGGCATTACCTCACAAGAGGTCGTGCTTTCGTCAGCCTTGTTAGCGACACGGACCTAACTGTGTTGCGACCACCGCTGTCGATAACCTCAGAGTACCGGTCTCGTGAAAAACCGGAGGCACTGTATGTTACCTACAACGCTAAACACAAACGAAGTAAAAGACAGCTCAGGGACTGAAATTGAATTCAGTCGCTTGAGCACGCTGGACAGGAAATTGGTCTTCAACGAATCCGTTGAAGCTCCAAATGCACCGCACCGCATCACGGTTGAACACCGTGAAGTTGGTTCGGGGCTATCCCGTCGTCGTCAATCCCGGATCCTGATTGAGAAATCAATCACGGGCCAGGTTGATGACGCGGTTACGGAGAAAATCTCCGCTAACCTTGCTGTCAATGCCCCAATTGGGAACATGACAGCTGTCGCCGAATTGGCCAACGTCATCGCTGAGATGCTTAGTTTCTGTGCCACAACTGGCTCAGGAACTACAGTTCTCTTTGATGGCTCTGGCAACGGCGCCGCAGCGCTCATCAACGGAACTCTTTAAAGAGTCAAGGCCTTAGTCAGGCCCCTTACCGGAGATGATGTCTACATTAGGCATGTGAAGGCCTAATGTTTTCGTTTGGATAGACTAGCGTAACGTACTCGAGGAGAACTACCTTATGGAGTTCACTAAGAGCCTTGATAAGCAAATTAAGCTCATCAGTGTTATGCTAGTTGACATCCAAATGTCACACAGTATAACATTCACCAAACGCGCATGCCGCCTCGATATCCAAAAGATAGAGAAGCGGATTGCACGGGAGGGAGTCGGTTTTCTAACGAAAACTCTCCCACGTCTCGGCAAGCACTTTGATAAAGTGCTTGCTGGTCAGGGCACCCTGGACGCTCCCGCTTACGGATTTGCATCCGAACGCGGGAGTAAGCTACCGAGATTTCTCGGGAAGCTATTCCAAAGTGTCCTGACTCAAGACGGTGAGGTTTTGCCCTCACCCTGTGTGGACAGCATCAGACACATTCGGACTATCCTTTACTTGTTTTACAAGTGGGATGTTCCGTATGCACCGAAACAAGAACAAAAAGTCATCGATCAGTTTATACAAACTGAACGCGACATAATTGAACATGATCGACTATTCAGCACTGCCAGTGGTGGTATCTACGGCGACACAGTCGTCGATGACCCACTTCTGGTTTTTGCATCAAATAGTAATGCTAGTCGTTACAGGAGTCAGGTTGCTCCTTACCGGTCTTTGGGGTATATAAACCCTATTGACCAGCAGGTGCTGCCAATACCTCTGTTGCGGTTAGTTCGCAAGGCGAGACACATCTTATCAGATGTTTTCTCGTCTTTTGATCCATACGATATTGTCCCCAGTCATGGTCCTGGGGCGGTCTCTACAAGAGAACGCCTTTGGGCCAAATATGACTGGAGCCATATCCCCTCTCGTCTCACAGACGTTTATCCTCTCGACGCGTATTTCTACGCGTCGCTTGGACATGTCTGCGATGAGTTCCGGGGTATGGATAGTATTGTGGACCATGAAACTCCGGCCCGGGTTATTCTCGTGCCGAAGGATTCGCGAGGCCCTCGCTTAATATCTTGTGAACCATTGTATTTTCAATGGATTCAACAAGGTCTAGGTAGGGCTATTGTTCGACATGTTGAACAGTGTGATGCACATGACGTGCGTCACTCTGTTCATTTCACAGATCAATCGTGTAACCAGTGCGGTGCCTTACTAGGCTCCGTTGCTGGAAAGTACGCGACACTAGACCTCAAAGAGGCTAGTGATCGCGTCACCGATGGTCTGGTTCGCCTCCTGTTTCCACCCCACCTCTATAGGTGCATGGAAGCTTGTAGGAGTCGGTCGACGCTGCTGCCTAATGGGGAAGAACTAACCCTCCGGAAGTTTGCACCAATGGGAAGCTGTTTATGCTTCCCTGTCATGGCGCTCACTATCTGGAGTCTTCTCCGTGCAGCAGCAACTGATGCAGATACACGTGAGTGTATCTTAGTATATGGCGATGATGTGATAGTCAAGCGGCATTTTGCCGCGGATGCTATCGAAACACTTGAATCCGTCGGGTTGCTATGCAACCGGGATAAGTGCTGCACTGACGGACTCTTTAGAGAGTCCTGTGGCGTAGATGCCTACAAGGGCTCTAACGTCACTCCCCTCCGTTTTCGGAAGGGCATGCCATCATTCCGTCGCCCTGGACTCTATCCATCAAGCATTCGCTTTGCGAATGCCCTTTACGATAGAGGCTACTTCTCGGCGTATGAGTATTTCACCAAACTCATCTATGATGAGTATGGTCGGATACCGTCAGACGACATGGGGCTGACTGCCCCTAGTCTACGAGAAGTTCCGCTAGATAACCGACCTAACGTATATCGAATTAACCGCTCTCTCCAAAAGAAAGAGTGGAAGGTTCGTGACGTTAAGTCACCCCGTATAAATCACGTGATGAATGGGTGGAAGATGCTCCTCCGCTATTTTTGCGAAGGTTCGTCCAACACTCTTAATCACGCGTTCGGGTCGCGGTGGGATGCTCGACATATAATCGAGCACAGCATCAGTTTTGATGTTGACTCACCGTTTAGCGCCAGTATATATACGAAGCGCGACACGACCAAAATCGTGTATGCGTGGCGATGAGCGTAGTACTTAGTACTACTAAAAGAGACGCTAGGTATGCATATACACATACCGTAAC